CAGGCGCGCGCGCAGCGCGTCATGCTGCCCAATGACTTCTACCGCCTGCCAGCCGAAAAGCGCGCGCAGGCCTTCACCGTCTCGGGCCTGGCGCGGCTGGACCAGGTGCAGGCCGTGGCCGACGCGCTGGCGAAGTTCCAGGCCGACGGCGGCACGTTCGAGAACTTTTGCAAGTGGGCCGCCGATCAGGACTGGAGCCTGCCGCGCCACCGGCTGGAGACGATCTACCGCAACGCGGTGCAGACGGCCTACATGGCCGGGCACTGGCGGCGCTTCGATGAGGTCAAGGACGACCTGCCGTATCTGATGTACGACGCCATCAACGACAGCCGCGTGCGGCCGTCGCACCTGGCGATGGATGGCGTGATCCGGCCGGTGAATGACCCGCTGTGGAAGCGCTGGACGCCGCCCTGCGGTCACCGCTGCCGGTGCACGCTGCGGCAGGTCTCGGCCCGCGAGGCGCAGCGCAGGGGCGGCGTGACGCAATCCATCCCGGCCGAGGCGGTGCCGGATGAGGGCTGGGGGGGAGACCCGAGGCGGTGGGGGGAAAGGCTCAACAAGCTGCGCGATGAGAGGCTATCCGTCTGCAAGCGGCAGAGCCTGGCCGGCAAGCGTCAAGCCCCGTCCGTCGGATGCGTGCCGCCGGCCTACGGCTGGCTGTCCGGCCTGAATGCGCAAGTCCCCAAGCCAAGGCTGGCATCGCTGGATTTCTGGGGCGAGCGGCCAGGCTTGGCGCAAATCGGCGTGGTCCCGGTGGTCGAGATCACGGGCAACGAGTTCGGGGCCAATCTCGCCTACATGCAACTGGCGCGCGCGGCCAATGCACACTTGCGCGCGCTGCAGGCCGAAAGCGGCCTGCCCAACGAGGATACGGGTTGGCTGCTCAGGATCAACAAGCGCTCGCGCAAGAAAATGGGCGACAACGCCGACCGGAGCGCCGATGAGCTGCGCGCGTTGGCCGCTTTGGAGCAGCTGGCGCTGACGGCGGTCGTCGGCGAGCGGAACGAAGACAAGCGGCACCGCAACCCAGATGTTGTAGCCGTGCTCAGGATGTGGGCGGCGCTGATGATCGGCGACCGCCTGTTCCGTGTGCAGCTGACGGTCAAAGACTATGGAGACCAGCGCCTGCTGCACGCCTTGGCTGCCGTGCAAATAGAAAGCGCCCCGCCGGGGATCTTACCGTCCTACTCCGCCCCACAAGGGGTTCAGACAGCCCAGCCGACCACGGGGCGCTTCGTCAGTATACGGGAATTGCTGCGCGGCGCCAAGCTGCAAGACGGGAGCGACTACGCATTGCGCTGAGCTGCGGCAGCAAGCCAGATGCGCCGCGACGCGATCGCTGCCGACGAACCCGTTCACGCCGACAAACCGGCACCCGCTCGCCACCATCGGCGAGCATGGATGCATACCAACGCCTGCACACCCTGACGTTTGCTGTCCGGCCCGCCAAAAAACCGACCGAGGACGGCCCGCTGCGCTTCGAGGGCGTGGCCTACTCCGGCGGCGTGGTGCCGGCCTACGGCTGGCATGGCGACGTGGTGATCGACCTCTCGGGGCTGCAGAACGCCGACGGCGAGGAGCTGCCGGTGCTGGTCGATCACCAGGCCAGCATCGAGGCAATTGCCGGCAAGGGGCGCATCTACCGCTTTCGCCAGCCCGACGGCACGCAAGGGCTGCGCATCGAGGGCGAGGTGCTCTCGGCCACCGACGCCGGCCGGCAGATCGCGGCGCTCTTGCAGGCCGACTTCCCGCTGCAGATGTCGGTGGGCATGAATGCCAACTTCCGCGAGGTCACCGAGCCGCTCGTGGTTAACGGCCGCGAAGTGCGCGTCTCGGGCGTCTTTGAGCAGCCGCACATCCGCGAGGTGTCCTTCGTGCCGGTGGGCGCGGACCCGGCCACGTCGGCCGCGGCGCTGCGCTTTGCCTTCGACCCCGTTTCTCAACCCAGCCCCGCAAAGGAGCAAGCCACCATGTCTCGCTCTGCCGAAGACGAAGCCCTGATTGCAGGGCTGCAAGAGCAGGTCAAGAACCTGCAGGCCGAACTCAACCGCCTGCGCGAGCATCGCCGCGTCGAGCAACTGTCCGCTCTGTTCGAGGAGGTCGGGCGCGATGTCCCGAATGGCGATGCCGTCAAGCCGTACCTCGAGATGAGCGATGCGGCCTTCGCCGCGTTCGCCGCCGACCTGCGGGCGGTGGCCAAGCGGCCGCAGGCCAACCCGGCGCTGTTTTCGTCGCAGGCGCTCAGCCGCGCCGCCTCGACGGTCCAGGATGAGCCGCAAGACCGCCTCAAGGCGCTGCTGGCCGCTGTGGATCGCGTCAGCGCCAGCGCGCAGACCGTGAACAACATCTGATAGGAGCATCGCCATGCCGACCATGACCAAGACCATCGGTGACTTCCTGAAGTACGAAGCCCCGCACGGCTACAGCCGCGAAGATGTGACTGTGGCCTCCGGCCAGACGCTGGTGCCGGGCCAGGTGGTTGGCCGCATCACGGCCAGCGGCAAGATCGCCGCCTTCAACCCAGCCGCCTCCGACGGCACGCAAAACGCCGTTGGCATCGCCTTCGACGCCGTGGATGCCACCAGCGGCGACAAGCCCGGCGTGATCATCGCGCGCCACGCCATCGTGGTGGACCGCGACAACCTCGTTTTCGCCGGCAGCCCCACCAACGCGCAAAAGGATGCGGCGGTGGCGCAACTGAAAGCGCTGGGCATCCTGGCCCGCAAGACTGTCTGACCTGGAGGGCAACATGAACATCAATGATTTCACCGTCGGCGAGCTGACCGCTGCCATCAACAAAATCCCGCGCCGCTGGGGCCGCATCGGCGAACTGGGCATCTTCAGCAACCGCCCGCTGGCTACGCGCGACGTGGTGATCGAAGAGCAGTCCTCAGGTCTGGCACTGCTGCCCGATCACGAGTGGGGCGGCGAAGGCACCAAGGCGGGCGCCTCCACCCGCCGCACGCTGTCCTTCCGCATCAAGCAGACGGTGCACGAGGACTTCCTGCACCCGTCTGACGTGATGGGCATCCGCGCGTTCGGACAGGACGCCGGCATGTCTTCCGTGAACGACGGTATCGCGCTGAAGCTGCAGCGCATGCGCGCCAAGCACGACCAGACGCTTGAGTGGAAGCGCTTCAGCGCCATCAAGGGCGTGGTGACGGATGGCGCCGGGACCGTGCTCTACGACCTCTATCAGCACTTTGGAGTGACGCAAGCCGGCGTCGATTTCACGCTCGGCACCAGCACCACGAACATTCGCGCCAAGTGTGAGGCCGTTGTCAACCAGATTGAAGACAACCTCATGGGCGACACGATGACCGGCGTGCGCGTGTTCGTCTCGCCCGAGTTCTGGCACAAGCTGGTGGCGCATCCGGCCGTGGTGGACTACATCAAGAACACCCCCAGCGCCCGCGCGTTCATGCAGTCCTCTTTCAACGAGATCGAGGTCTTCGGCGTGGTGTTCGAGCAGTACCGCGCCAGCGTCAACGGCCAGCGCTTCATCGCCGCCAACGAAGGCCATGCGATCCCTGTTGGCACGACCGACACGTTCGCCACCTACTTCGCCCCGGCGGACTTCAACGAGACCGTCAACACCGTGGCGTTGCCGTTCTACGCCAAGACCTGGCCGCAGGAAGGCGACCGCGGCTACGTGCTGCACACGCAGAGCAACAGCCTGCCGCTGTGCCACCAGCCGGCCGCGCTGGTCAAGGTCTTCACCAGCAACTGATGGGAGCCGTCATGCGTGTGCTGATCCTGCAGCAGGCGGTTCTGGCCGGGCAGATGCTCGCCCCCGGCGTCGTGGTCGATGTGGACGACGCTACTGCCGCCTGGCTGATCGAGGCGGGAGCCGCGCAGGCGCTGGATCAGCCTGCGCCTGAGTCGCAGCCGCGCAAGCGCGCCAAGACGCAGGAGTGACGCGCCATGCCGATCCTCACCAGAGCGGAGCTGGAAGCGCGCATCGGCTCGGACGACATCGTGCGTCTGGCCGACCGCGACGCTCCGGCTGGCGAGGATGCGGGCGCGGTGCAGGCTGCGATCGACGACGCCGAGCACGAGGTGCTGGCCTACGTGCGCAAGGCAACGTCCGCGCCGATCCCTGATCCGGCCCCGCCGGTGCTCAAGCGCCTGGTGGCCGTGATCGCGCGCTACAACCTGTGGCGGCGCGACGTGCCGGTGGAGCACCCGGCCTATGTCGCCTACAAGGACGCCATCCGCGAGCTGCAGGCGATTGCCGCAGGCCAGGTGGCGCTGCCGTTCGATGATGGCGGATCGCCTGTGGTGAGCCTGGGCGCTGGCATCGGCTGGGCGCCGCCGCGCGTCATGACGGACGCTGCACTGGCGGGGATGGGGCCATGATCACCGTCACCTTCGACGACCGGGCGCTGAAGGTCGCCATCGATGGGCTGCAGGGGCGCATCGCCAACATGCGCCCGGCGCTGGCGGCGGCCGCGCAGGTGCTGCGCAAGGCGGCCATGCAGGCGTTCGACGAGAGCCGCTCGCCTGACGGCAAGGCATGGCCGCGCCTGAAGCCCGCCAGCATCGTCTCGCGCGCGCGGCGGCACTCGCCCAAGGGCTACGTCAAGAACCGCGCACGCACGCTGGCGCGCTTTGCCGACGCCAAGCCGCTGCTGGACACCGGCCAGCTGCGCAACAGCATCCAGGTGTACAGCGTCACCGACACCGAGGCCGTGGTCGGCACCAAGCTGCCGCACGCGGCCATTCACCAGTTCGGGGGCCGGGCCGGGCGCGGGCGGCGCGTCAGCATCCCGGCGCGGCCATTCCTTGGGCTGTCTGAGCAGGCCAAGAGCGAGATCGAGGACATCATCCGCCGCCACGTCGCAGGCGGTGTGGGGGGCGCGTGATGCCAATCCTCGCCGCCCTCGCCTCCCTCAAAGACCGCATCGCCGCGGCCGTGCCGGGCGCGGCCGTGGTGGCCGTGCACGCCGAAGACCTCTCCGGACGCAAGGTCAGCGAGTGGCTCATCAAGCTGCCCGGCATCTACGTCACCTGCGAAGGCGTGGATGTCAAGGCCCGCGAGGCCACGCTG